GCGCCGTTGGTAGTGGTGTTGACTAGGCTGAATTGCACTGGGTCGCCTACCCTATACCCCAAATAAGTGGGTACGGTAATCGTGTCAGTTGCGATGTTCACTCCCGCAGGAGCAAACGTGCTGGACGTGCCAGCGGGTTTGTAGTACAGGGCACCTGAAGTGCCGGACAGAACGGTGGTGGCCATTGCTACGCCAAAAATAAGGGTCTCTGCGGGCACTGCCCGGCTTCTTACAGGTTAGCGACTATTTAAGTCAGCACCGTTGCTATATAACCTGTGTCAATGCGGCCTACAAAGTGCGGTGAATCTTCCGTAGCTGAAAAACTTGGTCCATTTATTTCACCTAATTTTACGAATACACCTGTAGTAGTTTTAGACGTTTCGTTAATAGTCTCTAATACGTTTACGGCAGTCGTTACCAATTCTTGGTTGCGAGCGGGGCCACGGCCCTTTTCCGTGAATACACGGATAATAAGCGCACCACGGGCATTGTCTACGCTTGAGGTCAGCGTTGGTTCGTTGGTTATGCCAAACGTAATGTTAATGCGGACATACTCGGTAGTGGTGTTTGGTGGTACGGCAGTGATGTTGTCAAAATAAACAGGAACTGCTGGCACAAGGTTGTTAAACGCCGTTAGTAACGGGTTTTCCATTGATGCCCGGATCGCTTGGTAGTTCATCGCGGAAATTTCCTAAAGGCTCGATCCATTGCCACTTTAATTGTTCTATCGATGCCCCCACCCTTTAAATAGTTGTCGTACCAGTCCAATGGGGCGGTGCTGGTGTTTCCTTCACCGGATTTGTCTAAATTACCGCGAATTTTTGCGCTTCTTTCACCGTATTCAATCGCGTCTGGATTTAAGCTTTCTTGAAGCGGTACTGGGAAATCTTTTGGGCGAAAAAAGTCCCCTTGCTCGTAGTCAATGGCAGCGCCTGCATATCGCGCAACGTTGTAAATGGTGTACTTGACTTCAGGCTTTCTGTAGAGTTCCGCGCCGCTCAATAAAGGACCAACAACAGGCTGTGGTGCTGTTTTTGCGCCCGAACCACCAGATCTTGATCCCCCTGATGTCTCGATAACCCAAGAGTTGGCAAACTCCCCTGACCAAACTGGACCGGCTTCTTGTAACTCTTTGACTGTTTGTTCCGCAGCCTCGCGAATATCCGTAGACAAAATTCCGTTTACCCAACGGTCTATATCAACTAAAAACCGCTCGTAATCCTTAGCCATTACTGGGGCCTCACGATAAGGGTGTGGTACACCGGGTTGTCACCACGATAGGTCAAAATGCTAATGATCTTGGCTTCGCGGGTTTCACCTGCTTGCGGATACTGCACGCGGTCGGCTTCTGTTGGGTAGTAATCGCCAAGCTCTGCCGTACCAATCAGGATCTTTACGTCGGTGGTTTGGTACAGTCCCTGCGATTCTTGGGGTGTTAAACGGGTAATTATTCCTTTCACTGTTGTCTCAACGTCAGCACCATATATTTCGCCCGTGCTTGGCTCGTATACACGGGGTGTTACCGTTTTGATGTACGTGATGTCTTGGCCCCAGTCATTAAGAATCTGGGCTGGAATCGCTGAAAAGGTGTCGTCTATTTTTGACATTTCATCCTCTAACAACGCGCACTTGATAACCCCCAGAACCGCCCAAGGTGAAGGCTCCGAGGTAAGACTGTAACCAGGGGTAGACATCAAAAATGTTGTTCACAGCTCCAGTTGCCTGGCTATCTGTGTTGTACTTCACCTTTAGTTCGCCTAGCTCGACTTCTTCATACAAACCTTCGGTTCCGGTGTTGCCGGTTACGGCATCGGTGTCGTTTGCTAAAGCGCGTGCCAGCTCGTAAGAGGCGTATTTGATGTCGGCTGGAATGGTGGAACACGTTAGTTCCACCCGGTCTACGTGGTAGTTGTTGCGAGGCCAGCTCAAAGCTTGGCCGTTACTGCAACGGTCGCCGTAGAAATTTAGAGTGTCGACCCAGCGGGTTGCGCTGATGATGGCGCGGTTCTTTTGGTCGTCCGTTTTGTCGTCCCAGGTTGAAGAACTTGGGACGGTCTCGAAATAGGCGTTTGCTTCCGCCAGCGTTACATAGCTGTTGGAACTTTCGCCCTTTAATGTGGCATCAATTGTTGCGGCCACAAGACTGCAGGGATACTTTCTCTGATTTTAGCCCAATAAAAAACCCCGCCGAAGCGGGGCAGTATTAGCTTTTGCTGGACGGATCAGGCGATTGCGCTGGTGTCCAGTGGGCTGTTGACGATCAGCTCGACCATTGGGATCAGGTCGGTGTCGTAGGTGGCTGACCAGTTGCCAGCAGTGGCCAGGGTGCCGTTGGTGGGGTTGTCACCAGCACTGGTCCACTTGGTGCCCATCACGTGATAGGCGGTGTGGTAGTCCACAGAAAGCACGTCTTGCTTCGAGAGCACGTTGCGGTCTGCTTCAATGCGCAGATCCTGCTGGACGCCTTCCAGAACTGAACCACCCTTCATCAGGAAGCAGCGGAACTCCTTGATGTGGGTTGATGTGCCAGGGATCACAGTGTTGACCTGTGGGTCCATAATCACGTTACAGCCTGCAAATTCGCCGATGGAGCGGGCCCCAACGCCGACGCCGCCACCGCCCCAGGTCACTGCGCCAGAAGCGGACAGTGCAGAGGTGCTGAAGGTAAGAAGGCCAACCTGATACAGGTAGAAACCAACGGATGGGTGGACAATCAAGGTGTCCAGCTCATCGCCACGCTCGCCAAGGGCAGCGCGGGCCTCAGCCAAATTGGCTGCGGTCAGGAAGTTGGCTTCGGCTTGGCCTGAAGTTGCAGCAACTGCCTTGTCCAATGAATGGGCAGACAATGCTGTGCCAAACAAACCGGCAAGCTGCGAGAACAGGCGTGCGCTGTTCAGCTTGTTGATTGCATCGGCAAGCTGGTTGCGGATGTGAAGCATTGGGTCTTCGCCCGCTGCCAACATTGCAACGTCATCCACTGCATACGCAAAACCGCGGTGGCAGATGGAAGCGATCTGGGTGCCGGTGCCAATCTTCTGTGGAGTCAGGTAGCCAGCGGTGCTTGTGCCCCACGTAGCTGTACCGTCCATGATCTCCTCAGTTGGAGATACAGGATTGAACTCGGGAACTTGAATGCGGGTGCCGCCTTCGCGGGCATCCAGCAATGGGTTACGAACAACAGCGCCAGACTTGATGAACAAGCTGCGCTCTTTTACTGCCTCAGACACATAGGTGCTGAGATTATTCCTTTTTACGATGTCCGCGAGTAGGACACCGCCGGAATAATTCTGAAATGGTGCGGCCATCTTAGAAAACCAACGTTAAAAGTGTGTGCGGGGTCCAAGCCACGGACTTGGGGAGACAAGCCCCACCGGGGCTACAAAGAAGCTTCCCTTTCCAGCACAGCTGCAAGTTCAGGCTCCTCTGCTTTTAGTTGCATTTGTCTCGTTATGTTAATACTACCGGCCTTGAATGGATTGGGCATTCCAGGGGCAATGACAGAGTTTGGTGTGGGTTTAGCTCCCATACCGGCAGCACTGCTGGGCTTAAAGTGATGCTCAAAACCTGAACCAGGGTTTTTTAGGTTGCCTAGGTAGTTGGTAATATCTTGTTCCACACCTTTGTCCAAAATTACAACGTCGCCGTTGTCCTTTTTGTGCAGGTTGTTTTGTACCAGCTGCAGCATTTGCTCGGCGTTGATGGCACCGGCTCTGCTGATTGCAGACAACGCTTTTGTGCGCATTGACGCTTCTTCATTGGAGACTTTTAGGTCCGCCAACTGACGCTCCAGTGCGCTGATCTGGCTGTCCTTTTCTTGGGCGCTTTTATTAGCTTCTTCCCAAAGGTCTTTCCACTGGCCTTGGTCTTCCAACGTTTGCTTGCGCTGGTCGTCCTGCTTTTTGTAGACATCGTCCAGCTTGGATTTGATGCCTTGGAAACGTTCCTCGGCTTCAGTTGCCTGCTGTTTTAAGGCGGCAAGCTGGGTCTCGTATTCGGCTTTTACAGCAAGTGAAGGGTCTGGTTGCTGTGGAGCGGTGTCGGCTGCAGCCACGGGCTGGTCAGAACTCGCCACGGGCGTGTCCTGGATGACGTGCTCTTCCATGTTCAGAAGTCAAAAGTGGTGGTAGGGGTTTCTTCCGCAGGCTTTGATGGCTTGCGCTTGCGTACAGGTTTACATGCCTCGGGTTCAGGCTGCTTTTCGCGTAGTTCGACGAGTTCCCATACTTCAGAACCGTCAGGTTTTACTACTTTTTCTAGTGATTTGCCCATGTAGGCATACTCCATGCACTTGTTTAGTCTACTTGTGTAGTTTACAAGAACCTATGCCTTGGCGTTTAGTCTTCAGCTGGGTCGGGCTCAGTGCCCTCAGTCTCAGTACCAGTCTGCTGTTGTTCACTAGCGGTAGGAAGGATTTCACCTTGGACAAGGATTTGGCGGAATTCGTCGCGCCCCAGCACACCTTGGTCGAACAATGCCGTCAACGCGGTTACGTCCTGCCCGATTAAACGGTCGATGTCAAAGTCGCGGCTGATGCTCACTTCGGGTGGTTCGATCCCTACATAGTCGGCGGCTAAATTGAATGCCTTTTGTAAGGACTGTTCCAGGTCAAGAGATACCATTGACAGCATTGAATTTGTGTCGACACGGTCTAGGCGGCGGGCGTCCGCAGATTCGGCAACAAACTTTTGCTGGCTTAATGTGCTGATGCCCAGAGTGGCCATCTGCATCTGTAGTTCGCGGATTTCGTTGGACTGTGCTTCAAATGCATTTGCCGCTGGTTCGACGTAGTAGACCTTGTTGCCAGGTTGCGTAGCCATGGCGTAGTTGACGCTGGTGGTTACGTCTTTCGTTTGATCGTCCCAGCCTTCAAGAACAAGAATTGGTTGGCTAGCAATGTGCAAACTGTGGATTAAGTCGGCTTGGCGTTGGAAATGGGCCAGGTTTAAGTAGGCAATGTCAAGTAAGGGCGGCTTACTTGTAAGGGTGTCGGTCTTGCCTGCATATGTTGTTACGAGAGGGATTTGGCCTAGGCTGTAGTCGCCTGATTCCACCATCTCGTAGTCCGAGGTGGCATCTGTTGCGTCAAAAGCGTTTGGATATGGGTAGCCGCCCTGTAAGTCCTTCTTCGTTTCGACTTGGCGGTAGATGCGGTACTGGCCGGGCTCAATTACACGGATCTGGTCGTATACTTTTTCGCCAAATTCGCCGTCGGGTACTACTGCCTTCTCCTTGATGCGAACTTGTATTAAGTTGCCGTAGTTGACTTCACGGTCCAAGCGCCATCCGTAGATGTTTTCGGGGTCAACCTCGATCCAGTACGGGCGGCGGTTAAGCTCGCGTTCCTCGGCAAGGCTGCGGGCACCAGTTGGAGCTGGAAAATCTACTAGTGTATGACAATGCCCGTAGGTTAATGAGCACAGCAGCAAACGGCGGGCATACTCGTCTAGATCTGAGCCGCATCCGTCAACGTCCTTTGCGAAAATATCGGTCCAGTAGGGGTCGCCTACTAAACTGATTGGCTTACGCAAAATTAATCCCGCAGCAGCACGCACCAGGCGCTGCGTAAAGGGTGAAAATACGGCGCGGTTTACACGCGCTAAATACGCGCTGTAATCCTCGCGGGGTTCTAGGGGTAGAAAAGTTTCGCTGTTTTCGCGTAAATATTCCGTTCCAAGGGTTACGGCCTTCATGATTTCCCAGCCCTTCATCATGTCCAGCACCGCTTGCGTGCGGGTGAACGGACTGTCAGCTCCACCAAGCGTGTTGGAGCTTACAAGGTGGGTGCGGATTTGGCCGGGAACTGAATAAGTCACTTAGTTACCATTTCTCGCGATTTGCCCAGTAAGCGGCGGACATTTTACCTTTTTTGATATTAGCGGCGATACTCAACCATCTTCGTCCTCAACTTCGATCATTACTTCGATGCCGCTGGCAAGACGTACCATCAGACCCGCGAAATCTTCGGGATCCTGGGGTGTCATAAATGCGAAGGAGGCTTCGGTGGTGCGGCTCTCGGAGTCCACCTCAAGGTGTGTGCAGAAGCCGGTGATGATTCGGGTGCCCACTACTTTGTGCCTTGGCCATATTGTCCGGGCATTGATTTATGGGGCGGGTTCAACTGAATCTACTTCTTTTTGTGGTGTTATTTCGGCTTCGATTACGTTGCTTTCGGGTAGTTGGGCGGTGACTACTTGCGGTTCCACTTGGATACTTAGGGAAGGTACTTGGATGGATACTTGTTCGGGGGTGTTTTCGCCTAGGACACGTCCCAGGGAATCCAAAACTTGCGCGGCGACTTGGTAGTGGCCTTTTTTCATGGCGGCATGGACGACGCGGAGGCGCATCGTTTGGATGCGGCCCAGCATGGCTTCGCGGTCGCGGATCCAGTCCTCTTCGGTCCAGCTTTTTACTTGGTCCCAGTCGCGCCAGGCAGTCGGGATGCTGATTCCTTCGCGGGCACTGTGCTCATATACGATTTGACGCACGCTGTGGCCGTCAAGTTGGTGGCGATACATCCGGCGTTGTCTTGCCTCGATGTATTCCTGGGCGCGTTTATCACCACGACTGCGCTTTTGTGGGCCCTCGTAATTAACCATTAGTTTGTGTAGCTCAGTACAACCTATATGAAGTTTTGCCCATTACGCCCGATTTTGCCAGGTTGAATTGTTGTAGGCATAAGTAGCCGAAGGCGTCAAATGCGTGGTCTACACCCAGATTTTTGTTCGGTAGGCCCGTTCCAGGGGCATAGGTCAGGCTGCGGAATGACTTGATTAGTTCCTTGCACCGGGGGTGGATGAAACAGCGGCGCGTTCCAGTGGCGTCTAAAAGTGCGGTGTTGACGGCGGTGATTTTGTCGCGTACTTTCCATGGGCTGCGGGGTGCGCAGACGCGGAATCCCGATTTTCGTAGGATGTTGTGGTCTGTGGCGCCTACACCTTGCGTTTTGCGGGCGCCGCCTGTTGGGTCCGGGCAGGCCATGATGCGACGTTCCAGGCCGAAGCGGCGGATTACTTCTTCCGTGAAGTCCCAGGTCGTGGCGCCGCCTGTTAGGTGGATTTCGTCGAAAACATAGAGGGTGTCGTTGTCCGTGACGGCGCAGATTCCTGTCATTGGGTCCACGTTGAAGTCCACGCCCAGTAATAGTGGGAGGATTGGGATGTCCTTTGCGGCGGTGCTGATGTTTGCATCGCTAAATGAGACGGCAACGAGGCCGGATAGGTTCTCAAAGCTGGCCTCGAACTCTTGGCGGAAAGTTCGTGGGTCTAGTTGACCCCGTGCAGCTTCGATTTCTTCCGGTGGTACGTTGCCGCCTTGGATTGTAGTGAAGCTCCACCGTTTCCAGTTGGTGTCGCCTGTGATGCAGTACTGCCATAGCTCGTAGAACCAGCTGGCCGTTCCATCGGGGGTGGAGATGAATAGCGCCCAGCCCTGTTTGTCCGCTAGTGCGGGGCGGATCACCTCGAACCAGACGGCGGCGTCCATAAATGCGGCTTCGTCGAGTACCACGCCGGATAAACTGCGGCCCCGTAGTGCCATTGCGTTTTCGGTGCCCTTTAGTTCGATTGTGGAGCCGTTGACAAGTTCCAGCTTGAGGTCCGTTTCGTTCTTGGATTTGATCCACGCTGCGGGGACAATGCGTTTCATCACCTTCCAGGCGATGTCCTTTGCCATTCGGTACGTCGGGGCGCAGTAAAAAAAGGTCTCGCCGGGGCTGGCAATCGCTCCACGCAAGAGTTCGATGCAGGCCAAGTAGGACTTTCCGAAGCGGCGGCCTGCTACCAGTACGCGAAAACGTACGTCGCTGTTGAAAACTTCACCCTGTGCGTGCCGTAGCGATAGCGGGGGTGGTGTACGAACGGCCATGTATTACAGAAGAAAGTATTGGGTGCGTATTTTTTGGGGGCCTGTACTACAGGATAGTTGACTTTTCGGGGATACCCCCTTAGTATTACAGTAACAGATGTTTCCCACGCACCAGCAGGTTCCCTATGTCCTACGCCTTACTGCCCTTGTTGCGAACCCGCCCCCCTTATTGAGAACGGGTCAATTGTAACATTTTGTGACCGATACGAATTCGTATCAGTCGGCGTCAGTAGCGGCGCCGGCTGCCAGGGTCAAGGAGGTGCCGGCCAAACACGCGCAGGCAACCAGTGCCACGGCACGCCCTGTTGAGTCTGGACCCTTGGGATCAGCCGACAGTAGGGTGGCCAGCGCAACGCCCATGCAGGCTGCTGTGAGACCGCTGAGTGTAAATGAGAAAACGTATAGAAATCTCTGTGGGATCAAATTGGACATGATAATCATTCTCAATGTAAAGAGTTGTAATAGCTGAGCGTGATCTGACTAAGCGTGCGCTAGGCGACGCGACACAGTGGACTGGCTGATGCCTAGCTGCTGCGCGATTTGACGCTGACTCAGTCCGTAGCGACGGCTGAGACGTGTTGCCTGACGTGTCTGGCGTTGCTGTGGTGACTCGGTGAAATGAAGCAATAGCACGAGCGGCAGAATCAGCAGAACTAGTAGGCAGGCAGCTGTGGTGGTGGTGATCATTGGAAGCGAAACCGAACGGGCTTAGGTGTTGCTCTCCGTTCGGTCTCTATCCTACTACATCAGCAGCAGCTGCCAACGCCCTAAGCTGACAATCAATTCTCAAACTGTCACACTGTCAACGATCCACTGGCTCAGGGCTTTCCTTCTAGCGCCATGAGCCTTAAAGACAACGACACAACGCCGGAACCCTTCGCTTGCCTGTTGTGCTTCCAGTGGTTTGGCGCATAGTTTGCAAGCCTGGCAAGTGACGCTGTCGCGATACTGTTGCGGGCAGGCTACGAATTGAACACCGTGCTCATCGGTCCACTGTTTGCGTTCGTCATCGTGGGCAGCAACACAAACAGAAGCGAACCCTTGCCGTGTCATCTCAGAAGCCTGCGCTTCGGAGTTGCAGGATAGGTTAATTGTCCAGCCTGACTTATTCTGCTCTTTAATGGTTTCTAGATTTTCTGTGCTGTGGACATGATGGGTGTAACCGTAAGGCTTAAGCTTGTGAAACTTGAAGCTGTCAGCTAGGAGACTCACGACTGTGCGATCGATGCGGCCGCCATGATGCGCAAGATCCCCAGCCGTATTCACTCTGATCATCGTGCCGGGTTCTGGTTTAAGGTCTCGCAACTGATCACATAAGTCGATCCAATCACCACCACGTTTTGACGTGCCATCGTTGAGCTTTTTCCATGCCATACCTTCGTGGCCAAACATTGCATAGCAAGTTCGGTTGATCTTGTGTTCGCACGTGTCGGCGCAGCTGTCAGCCGATGTTCTCATCGCAAGCATGGCAGGCTGACCTTTTGCGGTGAGTTTGCGGTTAGCTGTCTTATTGACCTGGAAAGTAGTGACCATGATTTTGTAAGTGGGTTTAAGTTGAGTTGCTACTGTAGCAGATCAGTTCATCCGACCTTTGATTAAGTTGACGCTGGCAGATTTCGCGTAGTCCTTCCCGTAACGCACCAACACACAAGCAAGACCCGCTCGGTCAGCGTCTTCTTTGTTGACGTAGCGTCCATTATCCGCACCAACGCTGACAATCTGGAAATCTTTACCAGCTGCCCAATCAGTCCAGATTGCTGCTTTGCTGTTATATGCGCGACCGTAGGCTGCGATGACTGTTAGTTCAAACATTTTTTTTTACCTTGGTATGGTGAATTAATACAGTAGCATATTAGCCTAGATTCTCAGGTCCAAAGATAAACCTGTATCCTTTTTTGGTGCTTTCAACGTCCAGTAACGCGACAGCATCAAACTCCTGATATGCGAGCACTTGCAAAGCAGCGGCCAAGTGATTTTCAGTTCCATTAAGAGCGTAATTGTATCCGCAAGTCTTAAACGACAGGGGAAACTTAAGTGTTGCCCGGATACGTGTTCCTTCGGTATCAGTTGCAGCAATCGTGTCGGTTTCTACCGTATGACATACAGGGCAGTTCCTGACAGCATCCACGATCTGCTCTTCAGTAGCCAAAGCAGGAACTAAGACCGAACGTGAAATGAAAGTTTGCATGGGTGACCTTTAGGTGTGGTTCTCCCTGATACTAGAGCACAATACAAAGAACCGTCAACCCCAAAACGAAAACCGTGGGATTTTCCCAAAACTTCCCAATCGGTGATACGCTGGCCACCACAAGCACGGACCACCCAACCGGCTTAGTTTTTCCCAAAACCCAAAACACTTAGCTATGCAACGCATTGAAGCGATCCAAGAGATCCGCGCATTCCAAGAATCAAACCAGCCGCGTCAGGTTATCGTTCGCTTTTTAGAAGGGCAGGGAGTCTCCAAAACATCGGCTTATCGATGGATTAATGAAGCAAACAATTTAGACGCGGACGGCAACGCCCCAAGGGACTTAGCAATCAAGGCAACGCTTCAGATTCTTAATAAAGCGACACAATGCGAAAATTATGAAATCGCGCTTAAAGCAGCTGCAACGCTTGCAAAATTTTCGTAATTTATGGGGCCTAGTTTCTATCATCGCGCCAAAACAAAAATAAAGGCCCTATTTTTAACGATTTTTTGAGAATGATTATCATTATCACTTTTGTGCTATTAAATGAGAATGATTACCATTATCACTTTTGCTACCTGTTGCTGTTGAGAAGCATTTGCAATAAGCAACAGCGCAGCGACGCTCGCGGCCTGGCGTGAAACGCTCCAGCTGCTACGGAATGCCCGTGCCCATGTGTGTGTGGCCATAGCTACCCTTGTATGCAAAAGCCAGCCGGTCATTTTTGTATGTCAGCCGGTCATTTTTTCGCGTGTCCGCGTTTAGTGCTGCTTACCATGGGAGACGGACGTTCCACCTCGCAATATTTCGTAATATCTACGTCAGTGCATCATGCGACACGCTGTGCGCTGGCGTCATGTGGAAGCACGTTCCAGCTGCTTGAATGGCAAATCCGGCCATGGCCGCTTGAATGCGGTGATCTCGGTAAAGGCGAATTCTTAGCGTCTTGCTATTCCTAATTACGGTGATGCGCTACAGTACAGCACCAAATAAGCCTAAATAAATGTATTACAAGGAACATGGGCAGCATAATTTCTTGCACACAAGATTTGCAGGCACCTATAAATCAGAAGCTGCATTGGCAGATGATTCCACGTTCCAGGAAAAACACTGGTTATTAACCATAAATGGGGTCGAAGAACGTGCAGTAAGCATTGGATACATGGATGATGCGGTTGTACGGCGCCTGATTAAAGCGCACGTTCCAGGGGTTAGCAATACAGTTTTTCTGTATGAATGCAAACCCTTGAGCCTTAAAGAGTCCTATAACGCATGGCTTTTGCAGGCGTAGCCTGCTATGAATGCGATTTTTCGAGGGCCGCAAGGCCCGAGAAATAGCGTTCCACCCTGTCCTTGAACCTGGTTTCAGCGCCGATCAGCTCTAATGCGGATAGCTCGCGAACTTGTGGTGCTCCGGTACGACGTGCCACCACGATTAACGCTCCAGCTGCTTGTATGCCGGTCATTTCACGTAGTCCCAGCGAGTATGCACCGCACTGGTCTATGTAGTTTTGTAACATATCCTCGTTTCTTTCGCGGACGCTGGTCTTCCAGTCCACGACATACAGTCCTTTCCGGTCTTTTACCTCCAGCAGGGCGTCTGCCGTTCCAGCAAATCCAAGAGGGTGCCGGACGCTGAACTCAATCGCATGAATGGCCGCAAGGTTGGACTCGATCCACCCCCGCAGGCCGCGTGCATAGCCTGATGCGCTCCATGGCACCCTGGGGGCGCTTTGAATGGCTTTATCCAACGCCCAGCTGGTGATGGCTGGTGGGCAACGTTCCAGGCCCTCCTTGTTGTCCTTTAGGCTTTTTCTTTTTGTGGCGGTTTGGATGGCAAGTTTTCTGGTGACTCGTAGTAGACGTTCCGCGTGATCATGGGCAAGCGTTCCACGCTTTGCAGCCATGTCGCGGTCTTCTGTAGCAGTCGGTCTAGTGAGCCATTGTTCTAAAGCCTTTTTTTGAGCTTCTGGTGCTGTTTCTTTCAAAATGTGGGTCACGCTGTGGAATACACCACCTTGGTCATCACGGTAAACGCGATGAGGACCAGAATCATCACGTACCAGTTGCCATGTGTTTAGTTGTGCAAGGCGGTCATTAGCGTTCACGGTTGCTCCTCACAAAAAATACCGCACTCATATTGCAAAGTTTTCATTGGTCTGCCTTTTGCGTTAGGGTCCAATTCATCTAAAAATAAACGTTTGTTCTTTACACGTACCAGTCGGCAGCCTATTTCTCTGCTTTGCACGGCTCTTTGCTGAAATACCTCTGGGTGCTGTTTTCTTACATGATTCCAATATGTGGGTGAGGTTGCTTTTACGCAACCTATGCAATTCGCGTTTGGGTAACCTAGTTCATATATTCTGGGTAAATCTATACCTTCCCTACGTAAAATGTTAAAACACATTGCTTTTGTAGTATTAGAATCTATTAAAACAGGTAAAACGTTGCTTCGTTCGGTTTCTACAAAACGCTTGTAACGAGTAACTTCATCTGCGGTAAAACCTAAGACGTGCCAGTCAGGTTTGTTTTCTTTTTCCCATTCTTGTCTAGCTATTTTTTTAAGTTCAATGGTACAAGGAGCCCCTAGTGGGCCTGACATAAATCTTTTATCGTCCCAAACCTTGACTGCCGACGTTTCTGGATATTTAGAGTTTTTGGCTATCTCAATAGACGTTCCAAGCCACTGCTCTACGTCATTTAAAAACCGCCTGTTGTCGTCGTCTTCCTCAAGTACAGGATTATTGATTATACGTACCTGATGGGAAGAGCCGTAACGCTCCAGGGTTTGCTTGGCTGCTACCGCACTGGCAGCACCACAGGAAAACCACACAGCTATCATCGGTGTCTTCAGCTTTTCCTGTGTTTGGCTAGCCATGCGTTTATAAGCTGATTTTCCTTCGGGACTATTAAGTGATATGAACTGACCCAGCCGACTTTATCGCCAACCGTAATACGCACCATCGAGTCGGGTTCGGTGTCAATTTGTGTTTCCGGTACCTTGCTTGAGTCCGGTAAACAGGCTGTGGTATGGGTG